CATTTGTTTCCCAACGACCTGCTGCCTTGGAGTCCGCCGATAATTCCATGCCTGGAAAAACGTTTTGATAATCTTGTGTGTCGATTAAGTTTCTGACTTTACGGCCAAAGCGTTGTGCTAATTCTGCCGTGTGTGATGTTTGAATGATCTTGAGTCGTGGTTCACGGCCCATCATCCATGCTGGAAATAAGAAAGACGCAAATTCAGATTTAGTGTGTCGTGGTGGCATATTAACAATAAGTCTCTTGATTTTCTTGGAAGCGATAGCTTCAAATTTTTTTGCAATAATTTTGTGGTGATTACCAGCAATAAACTCTGGCCATACAGTTCTAACAAACAATAAGAAATCCTCTTTCTGTTTGCCTTGTAACTCTAAAATTTTTTTTCTAAGTACGAGTTTCTTTAGGGCCTCTTCTTGTTCAAAAGGGGTTAGGCCCTCGATTTGCATTCCCATTGAGTTTTTATATCAGATTGGGTCCCCTATTCAAAAGTATTTTGTGGAGGTTGTGTATGTGCAAATCTTGACTTCATGTTGCATTATAAAGCAACCGCGCAACACAAGGGGGTGCTGGGGGGAGATTTCAGATGGTCGAGTTTCGGAAATTTTTGGGACTACTAGATATAGTATGTTGGAAGTGTCCAGCGACACTAAATTTTGTGGGATCTGAATAACTCAGGCATAAAAAAACCAGCACCTGTAAAAACAGGTACTGGTCACAGGTGCTGATGCTACTGGCTATTTATTAAACTGTTTAGTTTTTCAATAACCCTAGATGAAACATCAGTTTGTTGATTAGTTGGTTTATTAGCCAAGACTGAAACCAAAACCCTAGCCAAGTCTTGCTTTGACATTTGGTTATTGGTTAGCCAAGTTAATAGAACACTCTCAAGAGTATTAGAATAAACCCAACCAAGCAAATCACTTTGCCAATTAACATTAGTGTTATCATTTTGATTATCCATTTCTGTATTAGCATTTTGAGTTGGTAGGTTTAAGAGTTGTAATAAATTGTCGTTTGGCATTACAACACCACCTTATCTTGATAGTTTGGTATTAAATTCATAACATTAGAACGCAAGATACTATCTTTGCATTTCTTTTGTTGTTTAATACTTGATATTAAAGGCTTTGGTGTAAACACATTAATAGTCTGTTCACTACCAAACATCTCTTTCATTTGGTCATCAGTATAACCAAACTTTTCTTTAATAAAGGTAGTCATCTTACTTTGAGATAAACCACCTTGTCTTTTCTTATGGGAGAACTGAAACTCATCACCCAATAAGAAACCATGATACTTGCCTGACATAAAGGCTAGTTCTTTACGACAGCTTTCCTGCCATTCCTTAACAAAGATAGATTTAAGAATTGACAACCTTGCGTAGTCATCAATCTTGTTTCTATCTTCTTTACTTATATTCTGCATATTAGCATTCTCTCTTTCTATACTATTTAAAGTATGTTTCCATTATCCATATATCCTAACTAATTGCAACTTTTAAATAATAAAAAATTAAAGAAAAAAATCTTTTCTGTGGATAACTATTTTCTTCTAAAAACAATAAGTGCGAAGCACCAAAAATTTTTTTTCTTGTTTTTTTTTTTGCGAGCGGGCGCGAGCGGGAAGTTTTTCTATATTATAAGCAAAGCAAAGCGTGGGGTCGAACCTCAGGGATTTAGATTCAGGATTATCTGGAACAAAACTCCTGCTCCCAGCCGGGGCGTTCAATTATATTATAAGCAAAGCAAAGCGTGGGGTCGAACCTCAGGGATTTCAACCAGACCTGCCTGGCGGCCGGGGCGTTCAATTATATTAATAGATCTGATGGGCCTGGGGTCGAACCTCAGGGATTTCGATGGTACGAACAGCGTCTGCAGCCTCGTTACCAATCCAGAAGAGACAGAACAAAATAAAGATAATGACTGCCTGGGACCTACTAGCCCCAAGCAACCAAAAAATAGCTGTAAATAAAAAAGCTTGTATCAGCATTCCCGGCCAACGATTCCATCTGCTATGGTCTGCCGGATACCATGCCCGTGCCAGGGATCCTGTTGAACCCTAAAACAGATATCACCTGTGACGTGGTCTTCCCACAAACGGACCTTGATGCACCCTTTCCAGCTGGCCGCAGTGGTCCCGATTGCCGAATGGCCTCTGGCCGTCGGTTGTGTTCTCCTTGCGGATTCGTCAATAACTCCGTAAAATTTGCTCATTCTTTTTCCTCCTTTGTGTAATCGTTCATCCAGTCTCGTATGTGCTCCAGATGATCCTCACCGTTTAGTAAAGATAATAAAAGATTAGTCAAGTTGCTTCTTGTAAAGCCTGCTGGCATGTTGCAGCGGCAATATTCTTCTAGCTGTTCTAGCTTGTATTCGTAATTAAAGGACATGTAAGTCCTCCTTTCTTTATTTCTATGTATATATATAGTTGGTAATTGTTAGGATGTCAACCCCTTTTTTAAATTTTTTTTGCACCTGCATCCCGGCCCGGGAAGCTCAGGGTTATATTATAGAATCGGGTTGCATGGGGGTCAAGATTCAGGGATTTTGAACAACTCCACCTGCTGCCTGGCCCGCAGCTCAGGGATCCTGGAACGCAGATGCTCGGCAAAACATTACATTACAAGGGGATTTTTACCCTTGACTAACCCAGAAGACAGCCGCGAGCGCGGGAAGACAAACTATATTAATTAGTCGGCGAACAGTGGGGTCGGAACTCGGGGGATTTAGTAGGGATTTATTCGACCTGGGCTGCGGGCCCGGTGAAGATCTTACCATAACCTTCAAAAATAATTCGGGGGTCCACCATCAGGGATTTTTGAATTTCGGTCCAAGGTAAAGGATCTTCGAAACATGCAACGTGGCTCTTGGATTTGAAACCAACCTTCGATGCTTCATCAACCAAGTGTCCTGGAAAAATCTTAAGGGCCCTCTTAGAGAGGCTTCTCACAAGTATATAATTGGGTATGTTGTACTCAGATAGCTTGAGATTTATGGCAACCTGTAGTGGAGACAGTCCAATCTTGTTAATTGATGTACACTTCATTTCTGCCCAAAAAGTGCCAGGTAATCCTGTTTGCTCATGTTCATATAATCCATATAAATCAGGTAATCCTGGTGTAGACCAAGAGTCTATTTTTAAGAAGTGTATTTTATCACAGTTGCTTCTAAAAGTTGCAACGAACCTACCCTCAGGTTTCCTCATCTGTTCCTTTGAATCTACCTTTCTTGTCTCTATTATTTTCTTGTTTTTTCAACCAGGCAGCTCTGTCTAACTGAACTCGACACTCACCATTATCAAAAACATACAATAGTTTTACTCCAAGTTCTTTTTGTTCTGCTGTTAAGACTCTATTGATCATCTGCTTGGAGCCCAAAGTATCTTTATTATTTCTGAAACCAGCTAACTTCACATCAAATAATTCAATATGCCCAAGATCATCAATGGCAATAAGATCGACACAACCTGTGCCAAAAACATTGCTAAAAACATAATACCCTTTCTCGGACAACCATAATATTGCTCTTTGATGTGCCCAATTACCCTTGAGATGTTTGTCGTTCGTTACCATCGATTACCACCGGTTTAGCCGTTTCCCCTGATAATCTTTTTTCAAGCTCATTAATTTTTGCATCGACTTCCTCCATACTCATGCTATCAATAGTTCCATACTTTATTTCTTTCTTGTCGATGTAAAGTCCTGCCACCTGACCTCTATTCTTTTCAGCTACAACTGCTGCATTCCAATTACCAGCCTGCTCTGCTTTCTCTGATAACTCATACATTCTTTTTAAATGTTTATCGTAACTTACTTCGTATTTTCTATAAAACTGTACTCTATAATGATTTATAGCGTTAACAACCTTTGGAAAACTTTTTGGGTTTTGCATATTACTAGCTTGTTGTCTTGCGGTCTTTTCTGAAAAACCACATTCAATAGCTATTTGTGTTGCTGTCTTCCTACCCTCATACAAAACTATCAATTGTGCAAACTTAGCTTGCTTTGGTGATAATCCTGGAAAGTGATCGAATCTTTCTTGTAAAGTGGTTGTAACGTCTGTAACGTCTGTTGTTGTCATTGCAGTACACTTTAGGCTAAAATCAAGCTATTTCAATACTCAAGATATCCCAACGTAACGTTACGTTAGGACTCCACGTTACACTTACGTTACACTTAAAAACCCTGATAAATAATACTAATAGTAATATATTAATAATGTTACGTAACATTTCGGCTAATTTATTTTTTTATTTTTGTATTTATATTTATAATACTATATGCACACGTTACAGCTTAGAGGCACAGAAACTTGACATGTAGATATTGCCTGCTGGTTCTAAATCTTTCCAGAGATAATGAGCTCTGTATTGACAATCAAGAAGTTTTTCATATGGTTCCTGGTCCATGGTCAATTGCTGGCATCTATTTTTTAACTCCATGCTTGGATCGTTGATACATATCCAAACTATTAAGAAATATTTCATACTTTCAATATGCAATTTATCCTATATTATTGCAACGAGATTCGTGGACGCAGTTCCTCCTATTTTCTTCAAGTGTCTCCGCAAGATACAAGACAGCTTGTTCACGAGTCTCAAGAAAATGAGAGAGTTATGAATCATAAATATTTTACAATACCAGGCTGGTTCAACATGCATGAAGCATATGACCTGCTACTTCATCACTGTGAAGACGGAGATGAAATTTTAGAAATAGGACCGTTCATGGGTAGATCAACATCTTATATGGCAACCAACATTATCAACTCAGGTAAAAAAGTTCATCTTTACTCACTGGACACATTTACTGGTAGCTCTGAACATGCAAACTTAGACTTAGGTTTGAAGGGATACTACGATATATTTTTAAAAAACTGTCAAGAATATATTGACAAAGGCATACTAACTCCTATTCAAAGCAGATCGGACGACGTTAATACTTTAGCAAGATTTGCTGATAAACATTTTCAAGGTATTATCATAGACGGTGCGCATGAATATGAAGCAGTGATGGATGACATACTTAACTGGTGGCCCAAACTTAAAGACGGCGGGTCCATGGTCGGTGATGATATGTCGTTGCCTTCTGTACAACAAGCCGTGAAAGATACAATCGGTTCACAAAAGTGCGTTGACGCTAGCGGTACAGACTATATCGTTGGCCGTGAGCAATGGTTTAGTGTTTCAAAGAAAGTGGAGAACCCTAAATGTTCCAAGCTGGTGCCTGGACAGAATACTTTAGTGAAATGAAATTTAACCTGAAGACTTGTCCGATTGTGATAGTCCGATGGAAAGATGCAACCGAGCCTTTTTCTGGCTGGGTAGAATTTAAAGACATAATAAAGAAAACGGCAGCTGGTTGTTTTTCGATTGGCTGGCTTGTAAAAGACACAGAAGAAGAGATGTCACTGATGGCTGACTGGTGTGATGACGATTCTCAAGAAGGAGGAAGGGTTGCAATTATTCCCAAAGGTATGGTAAAAGAAGTAAAGTATTTAAAATACCATGATGCTAAGAGATATAATTAAGCAGCTAAGGGTGTTTGAACAGAGGACTGACTCAGGTGGTCATGACATGGTCTATGAGGTAGAATACAAAGATGGTTCAACAGAAAGATTTAACCATCGAGAGTGGAATACTATTGTAGCGAATGGAAAACAATTTTGGGACAGACACCTGAAGAACAAATACTTTGAACAGGGACACGAAGGCCTATATTAGGCCCCGTTATCCTCTTCAGATTCCTCTGTATCATCCTCGCACTGACAGTGCTTTACAGCTAGTAATTCATTGTGTAGGTAAGCTATCGCTGCTAATGCCCCCTCATACTTTTCTTGTAATTCTTCCATATTGACCCCCTATTTTATTACTTTACCAATGCCACGTAGAGCTTGACCGCCAGAGGAAAACTTTTTAACAGCCCCTCCTTCTGCTCTTTTTTTGTATTTTATTAACTTAATATCAGGAAACACTTCTAACATTTGGTCAACAGATTTAAAACTCATATCTACGTTCTTACCTGATTTTGTATCAGTCACTATTCCAGTAGGTTGAACATAAAATCTATATCCATCTTGTGTCATATATGTTTTCTTTTTTGTCATTATTGCTCCTTTTTCGTGACGAAAAGCCAATATATAAAATTACAATCCTAACAGCAAATAATCTTTGCTATTGACATGATCAGTGTTTCGTGATCCGTGCGTCGTCTTCCTTAATCATCTCTTTCAACCAGTCTGGAGCCTGCTTTCGTATTGCTACTTCTATCATGTTTCTTAGTTTCATCTTTTCTATTTCATCACCGTTGGTTGCTTTCTTCACCGTGTCCGATCGTAGAAATTTTTCTATCGTTTCGTTAACTTCTTTTTTAGTCATTGTGCTACCTTTCTTTATGATGTCTCTCCATCAGTCACACCACATACCTGTGTTACGAGGCTACAGACCAGGTGTCGACCCTTTGGATTAGGGTGGGATTGATAATCCGATGACAAGACTATCTCACTTCACACTCTTTTCCAAACTTTTTATATATTTTTCTAACGCAAGAACTGCCTCAGTCACATTACTGTGAGCAATATCTTTTGTTATGTAGTCTTTGACAATTTGCATTGCCTGGCTACCGGTCATGAGCATTTTGAACATGTTCTCTCCTTTCCGGCCTCGCCAATCCACGCCTCACAACACCATGCCCCAATCTACCTGTCCTTTCCACGCCTGCCTAAACACACCTTGCTACCACCAGAACGTACCCGACCTCAACACGCCTGCCTCGACATACCAATAACACTCCTCACCTGAACGCACCTCACCCCGCCTGCCGCAACAAAACCGACCATACCTCGCTCAAACTTACCACGCCTGCCTTTCCACAACGGTCCACGACGCACCTTACCCCGCAATACCTGACCGTACCTGCCAAAAATGGACTCGTGGGCGAGATTCGAACTCGCATGATCGCAGTTGCAGTGCGATGCATAGCCTTTCTGCCACCACGAGTTATACAGGTTCGGGGTCGTCATGCTCCAAGTCATCAATGCTAGAGAGTAAGTCTTCTAACTGTAAAACAATAGAATTCATCTCATCTTTCTGTTCACTGGTGGCTACGTTTACACTTCGTGAAGCATTGTTCATAGCTATCAAAGCATCTTCAACATGATCATACAGTTCTCTTACTCTGTCGACCCACTCTTGATAATATTCGTCACTACTTGCCATTTATTTCTCCTGTTGGTAAATACAAAGGTACTCTAATCCATCCTTTTTTCTCTAACAATATTTTAATTATATGGTTATAATTATACTTTTTCATAGTTCTCCTTTCTCTATATGTGGTGTTGCAAAAATGCAACACCACTACATCTAGTATGCCTGTTACGCTGCATACTTATCGATGATACGTTGAGCCTCAGAAAAAAATTTATGAAGTTCTTGTAGCTCTCCATATTTCTTTCTCCATGTGTTAAGATCTCTAGCAGCCTGTTCCAATATCTGCTGTCGATACTCATCATTGTCCAACGCTATATCCAGTGGAACATAACTACGCTCAGATGTGTCGTCATCTCCGTCAGACGTAGTTACTTTTACACTATGAAAAGCACGAACTGGTTCGTCTACATGCTGCGTGACGACCATGACTGAACCAATTAGCATTCTAGCCTCGTGCAATCGATGCTTCTCCGCAGCTGAAGCATCATCCCACGTGAAGCACTCATGAAGTGGCGAACTCTTTCTTTCTGCCGACTTCACAACTACATGTGGATTGAGGGTCCCGTGCTTGTTAGATATCGCTTCTAGCTCTTCTCCAACAGCCTGAGCGTCCACTGAATATTTTGTTCTACCACTGTTCCTAAATTCATAGGATTGTATTATTTTTCTACGCAACTTTTACCTCCTTCTTTCTTTCGATCTTGGTTACGTTAGTTACTTTGAACATACCAAAGTTACCATTCTTTTGTGGTCTCCATTCTCCAACACCAGATGCAAACCCCGCTACGTTAAATACGTTAATCAATTGTTCAATTGACCAGGCATTAGCATTGTATCGGACAGGAACTTCTGCCTGCCATTCTGTAAACTCACCTCGATATCTGAGATCAGCTGCGCCCATACCAACACGCACCATGTCTTCTCTCATTACAGGCTTACCTTGAATCTTAATTAAGTCACACGGAATGTGAAACGATCCACGAGCCGAGACTTTTGTAAGACCTTCAATGTGAGAGCAAGCGTTAACAGCTGCAGCTTTAAATGCAATCGCAGGGAAACCATAATCTTTACCGTTAGGCATTTGATATAAAGAATCTCTAAAACATTTTTCAGGATCCTTCGCTTCTCTACCAGCAGCTTTAGCTATCTTCATCTGCTTGTCTCTTATTTCTTGTTTAGCCTTTTCAGACCACTTGTTACATATTAAAGGTGAGTCACCTTTTAATGTTATAATACAGTCCTGTAATACTACGCCTGGGACTGTGATATTGTCAGGCTCTTTCTTGCTTGTTGGCATTTCTCTCTCCTATTATTCTTTCTTCTGATTCTTTATCGATCAGATATTCTATAAAGCCGGCAACAGATCTATAATCTTTATCGGCCATTGTTCTTAATTTTTTGTAACTCTCTTTTTTGACAGCTACAGACTTATACTTTGATACATCAGTCATTACACCCACCCTAAATGATGGACGAGCACAATTGCTATAATGCATCCTATGATTATACTAATCATTCATCATCGTTCCTTTCCTCTTGTTCAAACAAGACTAATTCAACCCATCCGGGTATTACATATTCCATATTAACCTTCTTTCTGTATTTCTTAACTTATTATATAATATCTCAAACTATATTGTCAAGTCCTAAAAAAATATTATTTATTAGTTGAAAAAAAAATAAAACTATCCATATATATTATACCAGGTTGTTGAACATGATCAGTTCAATATTGTGGCGGAATAATGGTTTTAACAGAGCCATAACGCACAGGGTAAAGTAGCTAACGGACAAGTGTTTGAGGCTATCAGCTCTGGTACAAGTAGAATGTAGGATGTTTATCTGTGTTTCGAACGTTAAGGGTGAAATAACTAATCCCTTCAAATTACCTGGATCCAATCATACACCAGCATATTTAATACATGCTTGTACGGTCCTTAAAACAGATTTTTTTTACTTAATTTCGCCCCAGTTAGAGCCAATTTCACAATCTACTTTAATTGGCACCTTCAACTCAACGCAATCTACCATCTGCTTTTCAATCTTCTTTGCCTGAATCTCAGAATCAAATGAGCAGTCCAATTCATCATGAACTTGTATATGTGGAACTATTCCTTCTTTATATAAATCTAATATTGCTTTTTTTGTCATGTCAGCTGCCGAGCCTTGTATTAATCTATTCAACGCTTTGTATGTAAACGCACGTTTAATATTTTTTCCGTGTTCCCTGGTCGCTTGTTCACGAGGCAATGGCTTATGTATACCAAAGCTTGACGGTTCCCATAAATCAAAACGACACTTGCGTCCAAGTAAAGTTCTTACAAAACCATTCTCCTGTGCAGACTTAGAAGCCTGGTCCATGAGCTGTTTTACAAACGGAACTCTACTATGATAAGTTTTAAATAAATCATCGGCCTGTTCATCGTTCAAACCTAGTTGACTTTTTAACTTACCTTTACCCATACCATAGAAGAGACCCAAGTTAACAGTCTTAGCAATCTTACGATCTATATTTGCCATCTCTGCAACTGTCCCGTGAAAGTCCAGGTCATTGTTGTAACCATCAATAACTTTGTCAGCTCCATCCAAACCATTCCTGGTTATGGCAGCGTAGTGAGCCACGAGCCGTGGTTCTTGTTGATTGTAATCAAAGCAACCCCACGTAGCTCCTTCTTCTGGTATAAATAAACTTCTAATCATTGGTCCTATCTTTTCATGTCTAGCGGGTATCTGTTGAAGATTAGGATTAGACATAGAGAAACGACCAGTGACAGTGCCACCTTGGTCCGATCTCATTTGATGTATCTCAGCGTGTATCCTACCCTTGTGCTGATGTTTCATAATAGTGTCAATGAATGTTGTCCTGGCTTTATTAATCTCA